TGAAAGCTATCAAAGCTTTACAAGAAGCAATGGATCGTATAGAAACATTAGAAACTAAAGTAGAAGCATTGGAGAGCTAATATGTTTACATTAAACGAGAAAGAATATGACGAATCTAAATTATCTGATAAAGGTAAAGCAGCTTACGTAAAACTTATAAGAATTGCTGAACAAAAATCTGATTTAGATATTGTTGCTAACCATTGGACAGCACAGCTCCAAGCTGAACTTCCAAAAGAAGAAGTTACAGATGGATCAGAGTCAAAAGAATAGCATAGATATTGCACGTCTAGAAGGCAAAGTTGACGTAATCGCAGAACGATTAACTTTAATGAAAGATAATCACCTGTTTCATATTGAAAAAGATATGCGTCAACTTCGTGCTTTAGTGTGGTTTATAGGTACTACTGTCTTTGCTCAAATGCTTTATATCATAGTAAGATCTGTTGTTTGACTTATATTAGCAAATAAGATTATGTTTATATATGAACAAACGAATACTTGTAATAAGTGATACGCATTGTCCTTATCATCATCCTGATTTAATTCCTTTTCTAAAAGCTATTAAGAAAAAATATAAACCTGATCGTGTAATACATATAGGTGATGAAGTAGATTCACATGCTATATCATTTCATGACAGTGATCCTGATCTATATAGCGCAGGTGATGAACGTACAGAATCTTTAAAGACTGTACATGCTATGGAAAAATTATTTCCTATAGTAGATTTACTAGATAGTAATCATGGTAGCTTAGTCTATCGTAGACAGAAAGCTACAGGTCTACCTAGAGCTGCAATGAAAACTTATAATGAATATTTAGAAGTAGGACCAGGTTGGAAATGGCATGATGATCTGCTTATCACTATGTCTAATGGACAACAATGTTATTTCTGTCATGGTAAAGCTGCTAATGTATTAAAGGTAGCACAACAATATGGTTGCCCTACAGTACAAGGACACTACCATTCAAGTTATTCAATACAATACTGGGGTAACCCCAACAGTTTAAACTGGGGTATGCAAGTCGGATGCTTAATAGATGCTAAGTCACTAGCATTCGAATACATGAAAACACAAAAATCTAGACCAATAATTGGATGTGGTGTTATATTAAATGGACTCCCAAAGTTGATACCTATGGTTTTAAATAAAGGTGGAAGATGGAACAAGGAACTGACTTAGAATATTTAACAACTCCTAAACAAGGAGTAAAGATAGTTAAGAATAAACTTTATTTATATATCAATTCAACAAGGGGAATCTATGCAGAAAACAGACTCACAAGCGAAGATGCAATTAATCTCGCAAGACAATTACTTAATGGAGCAAACCAACTTACCTGAGGAGCCGATTATGTATGAGCCTGAAAGCAATAGACGACCTGGAATAACTAGAAAATATATTATGGATAATCATAATTTCTATGTAAACATAGGTTATGATCCTAAAGATATGTTACCTAGAGTAGTACGTATCTGGAGTGATATGAAACAAGGTACTACATTTAGTGATATGTTAATTGATCTATCTGATGATATTACTGAACGATTACAATTAAGAAAAGATTTAGATAGATCTTTAGATCGCATGGCAAAAGCAGCACCTCGTAGAAGTACTGGTGAGCCTACAACAATACAAGGTTTAGTCATTGATGAATTGATTAAGTCTTATTACCTGGAGAAATCATATGAATGATATAAAAGAAGTTATAAAATACACATGGAGCAACATGTCTAAAAAGAAAAAGATAATTGCTGGTGTAGTAATACTAGCTATCATAGCTATTATTGTTGCATAATGGAAGAAGTTAAGGCTAGAATTAAAGCTCATGAGGGCTATCGATTAGAGCCTTATAAAGATACCCTAGGCTTCCTTACTGGAGGCTGGGGGCATAAGATATTAGCTGGTGAAGATCTACCCACATCTGAAGCAGGTTGGCAAGAGCTATTTGATAAGGACTTTAATATAGCTTTAAAGGGGTCAAACAGCCTCATACAAGAACATTTAGAGAACAAAGCATATAATAAGTTACCTGAGACTCAACAGTCTATAATACATGGTGTATTAATAGAGATGTGTTTTCAGCTAGGACAAGCTGGAGTAAGTAAATTCAAGAATATGTTTAAAGCTCTTGGAGAATGTGACTTTGCTGAAGCAGCATTACAAATGCAAGACTCTCGTTGGAATCAACAAACACCAGCACGTTGTCTAGAACTATCTACAATTATAAGGAATATTTAAATGTTACAAATGTTAATCAAGCCGCTTATTGGAGTGGCTAGTGATGCTATTGGTGGTTATGTTGAAACTAAAAAAGCTAAAGCAAAACAAAAGTTAGTAAAGATTGAAGCTGAAACAGAAATTGTTAAGCAACAAATTAAAGGAGAAATAGACTGGGATGTGGAAGCTATTAAAGGAAGCAAGGAATCATGGAAAGACGAATACCTTACTATTTTGTTTAGCATTCCTTTACTCTTGTGCTTTCTTCCTTTTACTGTTGAGTATGTTGAAAGGGGTTTTGCTGCTCTTGCTATGACACCAGACTGGTACAAGTATACACTAGGTGTAATTGTATCTGCATCATTTGGTATTAAAGGTGCAACTAAATTCTTTGGTAAGAAATGAATGAGTCTATTGAAATAACAGGTAACGAAAGAATTGCTTTTGATAATGGTAAAGTAGAAGTAGATACAGGATCTAACACATTAGATTTTTTATTAATACTATTACTAATCATGTTTATTTATGCAGGTAAAAAATTAATTGATAAGTGGATTAAATAATGTGGTTTATAATAACAATAGTTTTAACATTTCATGATACTGACTTAACTGTTGGTAGAGAATATAAAGCTGAAACATTTAAAGATACTTGGGAATGTCATCAGTATATTACAGAACATAAAATAGAATTATTAAGTCCACATATAATTACATATGGTGATTCATTAAAAGGATTTGAATTTTATTGTGAGTCCAGGTACGGAGCAGAAGTATGAAGCTATCGGACTCAACGCAAATTTCTTTACCTGCTCGTAACCTTTTAGCCATCCTGGGAGCAGTTGCAATCGGTACTATGAGCTATTTCACTATTGTTGAAAGGCTTAACAGTATCGAAACAACTTTACAATTAATGGAAAAAGATATTGAAGCTGCCAATGCTTTTGTAGATGGTGTACCTAAAGGTGATATGGTTAGTCCACAAATCCAAGAACTCTATATGTTAGTTGAATATCTTTCAGGTAATGTTGAAAAGTTAAAAGAACAAATGGAAGCTGAGATACCGCTAATATTAAAGAATGATATGATTATACAATTTCATGAAGATCGTATTATAGATTTAGAAGAAAGAAAAAATGGGAATCATTGAAACTGTAATCATTCTATCTCTGTATGTATATGATGGTGGTAACAAGTCTATCGAGGGGTGGTATCACCAAGATAGTTTAAGTACATGTGTCGATGGAAGTTTCAAGTTAGTGTTAGTTCCTAGCCTGAACTTCATAGCTGTGCCATTCATCTGCTCCATAATCGCCCTACGTGTAGAGCCGTAGTCTATCTTTCGGAGCAAACACCATTTCTTGAACGGCGCAGGTAACAAGTACAAAGTGTTAGTGTCGAACTCATGTCGCCCTACAAACTTATACATAGGTAATTGTTCGGGACTAATCAAAGTCTCCATTTCTGGGTCATACACTTCTTTATCAGTGCTTCTTAGTCTAAGTATGCTGCGATTGTTGTCGGCCAAGTAAGCCGCTATTGTGTCGTGAATATCTACTGTCATCTTCACCGTCTCATCACGAGCATGGCGTAGTTGCTTGCAAATCCAATCCTGCAAGTTATCTATGTTCAAACTATGCAGTCCTAGCCTACCTGCAATCAGTAAGCCTGTAAGTACCCCTGCGGCTTGCCACAACCAAAATCTATTCTGGGCAGACAGCTCTGTTTCTTTTATTACGTCTTCTATCTTCTGCAACAGTATTTTTTCTATCACATCTTTATTCTTCACTACATACTGGATGTACTTTTCACCTGCATGTCCATAGTTGTTTTCTAACAACATGTTAAGTTCAATACCTTCTCTTGTAGTGGCACTATCTTCTTTGAGCTTAACCATTGTTTCTGCTTCAAGTACTCGTTGAGTCTCTCCTTTTGGGCTTTCTCTAAACTCT